CCTCAATATCATCTGAGCTTCTACGAATACGAACTGCTTTAGCATCATATGTTTTTATTGTAAGAGATGATATATAGTACAAATCTCCATCTTCACAACTTATTGTTACTGCTATACCATCCGCTATTTCTTGGTCTAAAATGGTTATTAATCTTCTACCGTTAGTAGAAAATGTAGTTGGTTTATCAGTACCTCCATATAAACTTCCATAAAATAATTTAGCAGTAGTCCAAGCTCCTCCAACTATTTTTACACCTCTTTTGGAGTAAGCTATTTCTTGTCCACCAGATGTTCTATTTGTTCCAATATGCCAATAATTACCTACAATAGGATGGTCGCTAGGAACATAGTATTCAAATTCAACCACGCCACTTGTGCTAGATTGATAATTAGAATTAGAAGTCTGTAATTGCGGTACAGCTCTATCGTCATTTTCAATTTTAAGAACATTATCTTTTCCGAAAATGCCATCGTTATTTCCAGTAACTGTTATATTTCCAGTATTTGCACTAATGGTATCAGTACCAGAACTATAATCTCCAGTATAAACTAAGCTACCTTCTGATACCTTACGAAGACTATAAGCAGCTGCGGCTGTTGCTACATCTGCTGGTAGTGTACTTTCTAACTTACCATTTACCCAATCCTCTAATGCACCACTAGAAACTTGATTAGCTGAAAATCTTTCCTCATCATCTATTCCAGCTGTAGTATCAGTTGGTTCTCTACGAACTCTAACAACAGAGCCATTCATTGCACCAATATCTCGCAATGAGTAAGCAGCTGCGGCACCACCGAACCTACGAGCTATTCCTAAGTCCGTATAGTTAGCACTAGCACCCTTGAGTATATCCCAAGCAGCACCAAGCTCTCCCTTCAACTCTGTTTCGGCAGATGCTAGATGTTCTGAAGACATGATTAGTCTGTGAACTCAGTTAAAAATAAATTAGATGTAGTACTACCAGCTCTAATGAAACTAGCATTTTCTAAAGCTACTTTACTAAATGTATAAGAGCGACCAGCGTATAAACGATGACCTGTCGACTGACTAACGGCTGTTCCATCAAAGCGAACTCGTGCATCAGCATCTTGAACATCCATAGCAATATATTTAGTTAATGTGCTATAAGTTGTAGTTTTACCTTCAGGAGTAGAATCACTAGCAAGAGCAATCGTTTCCATGGTAGTTCCCGGAGTAGGTTTTGGGTACAGGTTGGTTACAAATGAATTAGGCATATGTATATTTTATATTAGTTGTCAACGGCTTTGGCGATTGACATAAGTTGAAAATTTTCGGTTTATAGTATTGTTATTAGACATTAAATCTACTTTTTCTAGCTCTAGTGCTAAAAATTCATCTGCTATTTCTCCTTCGGCAATAGACTTACCATGTTGGCCATCCATTCTTAGGAAATCTGAATACGCAGCATGTGCTAAATAGTTGAAGAACTCTCCCGGAACATCCGTAGAGCTAGTAGTAAACCCAGACCTATTTTCTTCGGATAATGTAGCATCAGAAAATAATCTCTTCTTGTATGTAACAAATACACCATCAACAGGTGTTGCACTAGCAATTGGATTCAATAAATTAGCACCTTGCTCATCTACATAAAAGTCGTACTCTACTGTAGATAAATTTAAGAATGCTTGGCTTCTATTAATTCTAATAAAGTCATTTATGCTTTCCCTATTGGCCTCATCAAATGGTATTAAATTTTTCACATCGGCAACAAGTGTAGCATCTGTTGCTGTGACTTCTTTGTCATACCAAGTTACTTGATTAAGAGAACTCTCAGGTGTAGCATTTGAATCATATGTAGCGGTACTTTGTGTAATACTTGTTGTATAAGTTCCATCAGTTTGTAGCGAAGCACTTCCTACACCCACTGCCCAACGGCCTTTATCGTTTGTTACACTAATATCCGTATCTGTGTACTTTTGTTGAGCTAAGAAAACATTAGTTGTACCAATTTTTCTATATACATTTAAATCCGATACGGAGCTATCAGCTGCTTGTGAACCAAGTAACTCATAGTATCCATTTATACTTGTTCTACCATTAGCTCTTGAACTTAGTCGAATACTAGCAGATGCTAACTTTCTTAGTTCAGATACCACTAAATAACGATTCCAAACAGGGCTTCGGTTATATGCCTCAAACATTCGTCTATTAACAAAGTATTGAATATTCACTATTTCCTCTGGGGTAAATGAACTAACTCCCGCTAGAGCTTCAATTAAGTTTTGTAAATCGGTATATGTTCGGTTTTGCATTAGGCTTTATTTGGAGATAAGTCTGAAAACTTTTTATTGAAATATTGTAAAAATTCTTTAGAATGAACTTCTTTGTGTCCATACTTTTGTGTAAGTCTAAAAAACTCACGAGCGGGCATAGTAGCTACAGGTTTGCCCAATGTAGGGTGTGTAGTCCCAGCAAGCTCCTTGGCTTCTTTTCTAGCAATAGCAACACGCTCATGCTCAGTAGCCTTTTCTTGTTCAAATCCAGTGAGGATTTCTTTCATGAACTCACGATTGATTTCTCCATCTGAGTATCTAGGTAATTTTGTAATTATTTGAGTCATAAAAATAAAAGGTAGGGGGCTTTCGCCCCCGTACCAAGAATTTGATTAGAAGTTTACTCGCTTAATGCTTAGTAATACTCGCATTTTTCCACTTGTGCTTACATCTAATGCAGAAGCAGCATTGATAGTAATGTTACCATCAGCAACCACGACAACTCGTGTGTTACTTGCTTCTCCTCCATCATCAACTAAGTCACCAGTGTTAGTTTTAACAGCTACTGCATTTGCATTGACTGCTTCGATAAAACCATCTGGGTCAGCAGAACCGGGAAGAATAGCAGCTTCGCCTCCAATAGTAATATTGGAAGAAACGCTAAACGCTTCGGTAATGTCTAAACAAACACCATCGATAACATCACCTGCTTTAACTGGAACATTAACTAATGTAGTTGTGTTTCCAGCCGTAGTTGTGAAGTCACTAGGTGTAAGGATGATTTGGTCTGTATAGCCGGATGTTCCAGCTTCATTTACGGTTAATCTTGACATAATAATTTACCTCCGGGTTATGCACTCAAGTCTGTTATTTTACCATGAGCTTGTGGGTGATATACTGCAAGTGTTAATGCACAATCAACGAATCCACGCTCACCACCACCTAAGTTAGGTAGACGAGTTGAACCCATAGGGATTAACTCATTAACACCAACATACTCAGGGTTGATAATAAAGCCAACATCTCCAACTGCTCCACTTGAACCTTGAGCGGCACCAGCTGAGAAACATGAAGGGTTAGCATTTACGATAGAGACAACTCCATGGTCAGATTGATATAAATCAACTGAGAATTTAATCTCACCAGCATTACCATCGAAATTGAAGGTACGCTCTGACTTATCTGCTGTTGCACTTGTACGAGCGAAATCAGAGATTTCACGGCGAAGACTTGTGTCAGCAACAAGCATTAGGTTGTCTACATTACCAGTTTGACGGAAGATTGATGAAATCTGAGCATTAAAGCTAGACTCTGTGAAATCTCCAGTTGTGTGGTTATTAGCTGCAGGTGTTTGGTAATCTGATGGAATGCTTGAATCAGCAGCAACATCACCAGTTGCACCAGTTGCAAGCCATTTACCAAGACCTTGCATTTGGTAAGGTTGGTTAGTACCATTTTCAGCTTGCATAGCATTGTTAGATGCAATAGCAGCTTCGATGTTTCTTTTAAGCTCACGAATTGCTTTAGCCTCTGCTTGAGCAACTTTAGCTGGCCCAACAGAATCAATAGCTTCTTGTAAATCAGAAACCATGTAATCCTTACGGAACTTTTGGATATAGTTACCAAGACGAGCACGACCTGCGAATTTATCGGAGAAATTTAGGACATCAACACCTTCAGAGACACCAGTTGTAGTTGGGTCATCTAATTTGTCTACTGTCCATTCTACGAATGTACTACTAGCACCGCTTTTTGAAGCGGATGAAAGGATTGGAGTTTCTTCTGGAGCAAGAATTGACAAAACATCAGTCAAGTCTTCTCTATTAGAAATTGCCGACCCTTGACCTGTTACTCTTGAAGGAGCATTAGGTGAGAATGTATCTGAGAATGACATAATTTTTAATAATTAACGATTTTTAATTTGTAGGGTTCTGAGAGTGATAAAATCCTTTTTATTTCCACTTTGTCTAAATCGTTGGCCAAGGTCTTTAAGTGCTTTGGCCGACTTTCCCACAGGTTTTTCAGATATAGATGAACCACTTGCTCCTAGATTACTAGGATTCAAGGTAGGGGACGAAGAGTTACCTTTAATGGGTGTTCTACCATAAATACTATTAGCAGCATGTGCTATTAAGTAATTAAGTTGAGCCCTTAACTCTGGGTCTGCCGATTCGTTTAGCTTTGAAAACCTTGTATCTGACACCATAGCTTCGTAACGATTACGAATATCATTGTCTTCTCCATCAAGCCATTTTAATTCTTCTTTGGCTTTTTGGTCAAAGGCAGTTTTGAGTTGCTTTGAGTGTTCTACTTTTTTTAGGTTTTCTAACTGAGCAGGTAAGAACTTGTCCCTAGCCTTACGGCCGTTTAACAAACTCTTTCGTACATCAGCTTTTGTAAGCTCACGACCTTCTACTTCTGTGACTATATCGTCAGCAGAATAACCATCGGAATTGAATAATACCTCCTCTGCCCACTCGATTACTTGATTTACTTCTTGAGCCTTTTCTTGTAATCCTTGTAGAGAATCTACTGAATCATAAGGGTTGTTGGCTACTTCTTGAGTATTTTCGAGAGGATTCTTTCGATTAAGTTCGGACTCTAGCTCTTGTAATCGTGTCTCAGCCGCCTTTCTTTTGGCAGTGAGTTCACCGAAGCGAGCTACAGCTCTTGAACCTAACTTTTCCGATAATTCCCGGAGGTCGCTCTCCGACATATCATCTAAATCTAACTGTGAAAGAACATCATCAGAACTTTGCAGTTCTTCAGTTTGTTCAGCAACTTCAGTTTCGCTAGAAACCTCTTGGACTTCCTCTTGGACTTCCTCTTGGTTAGTGACTACTTCTTCTTTTGCTTCAACTAAAGGGTCATTGGTATTTTGACCCAACCGGCGAGTTACGAACTGCGCTGGTGACATGTTTGACTGTATCGCTGTATTTTGAGCAGGTTCAGCGTTTCCTGCTTGGATTTCATCTGACATAATGTTTACGCTTTTTAACGCTAAGCGGTAGCGATGTGTTTATTATAAACTATATAGCAATAGTTAAAATTTATTTTAATCGTTCAGAAAATCTGTGTTGCAATTCTCGCCAATTACACATTTGTAAAATTTGGTCGTAGGTAATAATTCTACCTGATATTTGCTGTATGTTTTCTACTGTTGAATTATGTAACTCCTCGATGGTTTCTTCCCTCAAGTGTTCTATAGTAGAAAGAAAACGAGCAAAATGCTCGTGTTTGCCTAGGGTTTCTAGGTCTTTTTGTAAGTTTGACATATTATTTAAGTGATGGTGTGTTTTTTAATTGTTTGGCATAATCCTTTAATGCATTTGCCATACTTTCCATTCTTGTTTTAACGCCGCCTTTTTCAGTCTTAATCCCTAATTTCTTAGCTCTTTTGACTTCCTCGACTACATCAAAGTACTCATCATTTAATAAAAACTCTTCAGATGCCTCCTCAAACTTACCTTCATTTATAAGGCCTATTGTTTTTGGGCTACCACTTAGTCCACCCCTAAACCAAGAACCAACAATGTTATCTCTTAGGTATTTAGGCATACTATCAAACCCTTGAATATTCTTTTCAATAACAGGAAGCCTTTCAGCTATGTTTTCAAGCAATTTTGGTTCTGCCTCTTTTTCGGTAATAGTATCACCCTCTTTAATGTGTGCACCATAATCACCATGACCAAGTGTCAAGTATTTTTCAAACTCATACTTGTCTGTTCTAGGGTTGTATTTCTTAAGCCTTGTTGCTTTGCCATGAAAACCTTCTAGTGGCTTTACGACATCTAAATATTCTTTAGGTTCTAGTGCAATGCTTGTATTTACTTCAAACATTCTTTTGTCACCATCTTCCGGGATGTTACTAATTTTCTCTTGCATACCTAGCATATAATCTTCCATTTCCGGGGAAAGACTTTGTACTGGGTAACTAGGTTCTGAACCAATCATAGGTAGATTTTGGTCTACCTTTGATTTTGGATTATTTCCTAATAATGAATTAAGGACATCCTTGAATCTCATACTAGTAACTTCCTTGCTCCATAGATTGTGTTTGAACTCCACCCATTTGTGCTGGTGCTGTTCCAATCTTTCCGATTTGAGCATTTTGTGCTTGTTGCATTTGGAATGTGTATTGTCCCATATACTTTTCAAGTCTTCCTGCGAAGGATTCATCGGTTTGTAAACGCTCAGAAACATCAGGCTGAGAAGCATACTGTTGTATAGTTTGTATTGCAATTTGTGCACCATTAGGTCTAGCTGGCATTTCGATACCCGCAAATATTTTTGCTAAGTCATCGGTTACTTGTTGTACTATTTGCTCTTGAGCTACTTGTTGTGGTTGTAGTACACTATCAGCTAAAACAGGGTCTATACTAAACGCAGCTAAATCAAGTAATGAATTGATGTTAATACGGCCACTTCTATCCAATTGAGTTAATGCTACCATTTGTTGTAACTTCTTCTCTTGAACCTCTGGGTCAGTATTTAGTACATCGTAATTTATTACAACATCAAAATTTTCATCTGGGTTGCCCTTAGTGAATACACCGGCATCAGGAGAACCTGTTACCCTAAAGAATACTTCATCTGGGCCAAATCTCTGAAAGCACTTGTAGCACATTTTCATGACATCAGCACAATGAGTTAAAAACTTATCAGTTAAGAATTGTTTCCTTATTTGAGATATTCTACTAGTTTCATCAAGGCCACATAATCTATCGGCTTGAGCCTCCATAGTTTTCTCCAT